TTAGATAGATTGTAGAGCCTTTTCGTAGAACGAGACGGCTTTTTTTGCATTCTCTTTTGAGAGATGGCTGTATGTATCCATTGTCATAGATAGGGTGGAATGACCTAGGCGGTGTTGTAGTTCCTTATAAGGTATTCCAGAGTTAAGCAGTAAACTAGCGTGAGTATGACGGAATCCGTGAAAGCCTATGTTAGTTACTCCAGCCCTCTTAAAATGGGTTCTTAATCGAGTTTGCAGAGTTCGATTACTTGGGTAATCATGGATAAAGTCAGAGAAAACAACTGTTTCAGTACGCCCTAGCTTCCAAGCTTCTTGAATTTGTCTAAGCTGGTAGGCTTTGAGCATGGAAATAGTCGCTTGATCTATGTCAATATCTCTATGGCTAGCTTTTGATTTTGGAGTATTGATTTCTTGCTTATAGTTTAGGGTTTTTGTGATATGAACAACAGCATTATCTAGGTCAATATCTGACCATGATAGGGCTAATGCTTCATTGATACGGCAACCAGTAGCAAGTAGAAACCTGTACAGTGTATCTTCATAGAGATAACGGTATCTTTCCTTATCTAAGCTTTCTAAGTAATCCAGGAACATCTTCAGTTCTTGATTATCAAAGTGCTTAATCTTTTTTTGTTCCGCTTTCTTGGTGTTACGTGGAAGAATGGCCTCTCTAGCTGGATTGTAGGGGATTGCTTGCATGACTACACCGTATTGAAGAATGCGCTTATTTAATCCGTGTATCTTGTCATAGTGTAGATATGCTCCCTTTTCGCCTTTATTAGTCTTATCTGCTAACCTATTCATAGTTGATTGAATAAGGGGCGTTGTCAGCTTATCGAGTTTATAAGACCCAAAGAGTGGAACAATATGATTTTTCAGGACTTTGCGTGTGAAATCCTGAGTATTTGGTTTTACCGTATGTTTGTAACTCTCCCACCACAACCAGGCTAGTTCTTCATAATTTTTTATAGTTGTAGCCTGGAAGCGTGTAGATCCGTTTTGTCTAAACTCTATCTCTTCCTGTTTCGCTTTTTGCTTAACTTCTTTTCTTGTCCGCCCTGTTATTTTTGTTGTTACTTTTTTGCCTGTTACCTGGTCAATTCCAAGGTAAACGCTGGAACGGTAAATAATAGTTCCGTCTTGCTTTGTGATTTCGTTAATTTTCATGATATAAACCTTTCTAACCATCAGCAGGCAAGCTATTAAAAGGGTTTTAGGTTTATTTCATGCTGAGCGTTACGAGAACGCCCCTATTTTCGTTTATATTGTGCAAGATGGGAAAGTTATTGATTTAAAATAAAGGGGCTAAAAAAGAGTTTTAGGAGCTTTTTTGGAATGTCAACTCCTTAATTTTTAAAATCTTGGGAAAAGTGGCAGAGATTTTTTCTTGACTAAAGTTGATAATAGTTATAAAATAATAGTCAAGAAAGTGTCTTTTTCTAAAATTAATTTAGAACCTGCCTTCCTGTCCAGCCTTGGCGATAGTTTTCTGCTTCCTGTTGCAGTCCTCTATCGTTTTTTATTGTTCAAAATCGCCATTTACTAGCAAGTCATAAGCTAGTAATAGTCGCCTTTGGGCTGAAATTTCAGGTGCGTTGTTAAAGTAGTTGTCTCTCAATACTGGTAGGACATCGCTGTTGATATAGTCTAAGATCTCATCTGGAGAGAATTTCTTTATATTGTAAGCGATTAATTCTAATTTTCTAGTATTAGGTGCTGACAGTTCTAAGATACTTGCTAGAGTATCATAATCTTTCTTATTAGATTTAGGCACGCTATCAATTAAACTTTGTAAATGTCCCATGACAGATATTCTTGTATTTAGTTTAAGCTTTTGCTTTTTAGATAAAAATTCATATTTACTAAAATCAACATCTTTGAGATATTTCACAAAAGGTATTCTAGCTTGGGTATTTTCATTTGCAATAAAACGTAGCGCAACTTCAGGTAAGAAAGTTCCACCATCATTAAAGTAGTCCTCAACATAGTCTACATAACTAGGGTTTACAAACATATTCTTTTTATCACCCAAAGCGACGACAATTCGGCGCTTTTTAATATCTTCTGGCAATGTATCAAGATTTTGTGAGCTAACAAGAAAACTATCTAGCTTTCCCACTTCCCCAGCTGTCACTACAATTGTTTTTACTGTTGCTTCAAACCTACTAACTTCATAAGGTGTCAAACCTTGGTCAATTTTTCCTATTTCCTGGAAAAGTTTCTTGTAATTGTCTGTTTTTAAGATAGAGTGGGAAATATTTAGTGTAGGGTTATTTATAATTTGTTCAATAAACTCATCTGTATCTGGCTGAAACTCAACTACAGTAATGCGGTTAGTGTTTTTTCTCAAATCTTCATTAGGCAATTGAGAAGCAAAGTCTGTTAGTAGCTTTTGAACATTCCTATCAGTTAGAGAATACCCAATAAAAATAATAGGAGAATGGATAAGGTTTGAAAGGATTTTTGCACTGATTAAGATTGAATTGTTATCGTAAACTTTATAATCATCTTCTGTTATGACTATACTTGATGGATCGTATACATCACCATGAATCTTGAATAATTCCGACCAGTTAAAAGTCTCATCAAAAAAGCCTTTTTGTCCAACATATACCGTTGGTTTTTGGTCAATAGAATCTAGTAAATCTTCTGTCAATGTATCATAATTAGTAGTGACGATAACTTTTGCTTTTGACAGAAATGTTTTATATTCCTCAATTTCTTCTCTCATATCTTCCTTGATTTTATAATTAGAAAATCTTTTAGTGATGGAATAGTTAAAGGGAGAAATTTTATCAAGGTAAGCTTCTTTTTCAGTAAGTCCTTCTAGAGTAATTTTACCGCTATAAAACAAATCATCATAGCGTTGTTTTATATAGGTTGCCGTTTTAACGTTAATTAGGAAATCTTTCTTATCCTCAGTAGAATTTCTTACATCTTCATCAGTTTGTTCTAGATTCCTCATAAATTGAAAGATACTGTTTTTTTCACCAATTAGTTCCCAGTATTCTTGGAGAAGATTTGTCCAAGTAGGAAAGTCTTCCAAGTATCTTTTGGAAATTCCAGAACCGATAAAAACTATAGGATAACTATTATTTTCAATAATATCTTTGATCACTTTATAGACCTCCTAACTAGACTTAACTAGTTTTTATAATTCAATTATTTTCAGCCTTTTCTTTTAGAGCTAGGGCTTTTTTAGTGCTGAGATTGCTATTATGAGAGCGTTTCAAAATTTTTATAAGGGTTATTCCTCTATTCGAAGTCTATTTTTAAAGGTAACTCTTCACCCTCTTCATAATTTAAAACTAAACTGTAATCTTTTTCTAGTCTATCACGTTCGGGATGGTTTGGATTTTTCCTAACTTCTTGAAATAACCGAGTTTTCAAATCATCACCATGATTGACACTTAGAACATATAAGTTTTCCCATAAGGAAATAATTTCATTGTTAGAAAGATAAAACCCATGATCACTTAAATATACTATTAGCTCCTTCAAACTATCTTCAGAAAATTGCCTAAAACTCCTTTTTAAAGAAACTGCATACACATGCCCCTCACCATCTTCAAAAATTTCTTCATCTTCAAATTTTTCTGATTTATCTGTAAAGCCCAACAGATAGCCAACTGACACTCCAAAGAAGTCAGCTAGCGCCTGGGCTTTATCTGGTTTGATTTGGCTTTCGCCTTTTTCCCAGCGTTGTATCGTCTTTAATGATACCAGCAACATATCAGCTATTTCAGAACGCTCAACGCCCTGCTTTTCCCTAATTTCTTTCAATCTATTCATCATATCACGACCTTTCAGGCATATTGTACCATAAAAAACAAAGAGAAGACAAAAAATGTCCAAAATCTCAAAAAAACTGTTTACAAAGACAAAAAATGTCCGTAATATATAACCGAGGACAAAAAATGTCCAACCTGAAACCTAGCCCATGACCTTTCAATCTATTCAGCTAGTTTTTGGGAATTTATCAAAAAAGGAGGTATGAACTTATGAAAAACAATATGCGTGTATTGTTGGCGAAAAAACGCGAGAAAGTTTCAGACGTGGCAAAAGCTACTGGAATTTCGAAAAGCACGTTAACAGCTTTGTACTATGAGCGAACCAAGCGCCCTGATATTAAAACCTTGCAAAAGGTTTGTGACTATCTAGCTGTGACTGTTGACGAATTTTTGACAGTTGAAGAATAGAAAAAGGAAATCAGAAAATGGAACTTGTATATCTTGACGGTAAGAAAGAGCCGTACACATTAAGTAGTATTGTTGCAGATTGTGCAGATGTAAAGCACAGGCATTTAAAGATATTACTGAACAAGCATAAAGAGGATTTTGAACAATTTGGAAAGGTGACATTTAAAATTTCACCTTCTGAGGCTGGGCAAATGGTACGTGATTATATTCTTAATGAGTAACAAGCAACCTTGCTGATTACTTATCTCAGGAATACCAAACCTGTTAGAGCGTTCAAAAAAGCACTAGTCAAAGCATTCTTTGAAATGCGTGACGAGGTTGCAGAATTTCGCTTGCAGAGGGCTTTAGAAAAGCCAAGGCGTAAAACTTTAACGGAAGCTATCAAGTGTTGGGAAAATGCGCCTAAGCATGCTTACAGTAGCATGACAAACCTTTTACTAAAAGGAGCGACTGGAAGAAACAAGGCTCAACTTATGAGAGAGCGTGATAGTCAAAACGGCATTGATAGCTTGACGAGTGCGGAACTTATCACCTATCAACGTTTGGAGGAAATGGCTATCGCTTTAATCAATTTGAACAGGAGCTATTCAGAGATTAAGGAGCTAGTTTTTAAACCGCAGGTGGGTAACGTTTCATGACGCCCTAAAATAGGGCACCATCTCTCATATACTAAAGCAGGTTAGCTATGAGACCATGAAACACGGACTCATCTCAAAAAGGGGTAGCGAAATACGATCTACTCTTGATAGGATGAAACATCCCATCATTGGAATTAGTGCTTTAAGGTAGTAAATCACGACTTTAAATAAAAAAGGCTTTGAGAGCATCCAAACTTCCAAGCCTTAATAGATATCACTAAAACACAATATTAATCAGCAGGCAAGCTATTAAAGGGGTTTTAGCATAAACTTTCAATCTAAATTATATCACATTTTATGGTAATCTTCCATCTTTAGAAAAAGTAGTAAAGCAGATTACAGAAAAGTAAAGTAGATTACGTTTATAAAAATTTGTATTTAACAATTCATAGAAAGGGAACACGCTATTTGTGTGCTTAAAGAACAAAGAAAATGAAAACAGAATTAAAAAAATCTAGAGCATTAACTGATAAGGAATTTAAGGAACAGTTGGATGAAGTAAAGTTAAAATATCCTAAATTATTTCAATTTATAATCGCTTTTCTTAATAGAGAGGTATCTTTAGAAGAAGTAGAAATGTTTAAAAATCTCACTAGAGAGAAGCAAGATAAATACTTAGAAGAACGGTATAAAACGGTGGCGTAGTATGGCAACATTTAGCAGAGAATTTGAGCTAGGACTAAAAACAGATTTACTAGAAACCGTTGGGAAGTATCTTGCAGAGCGTGAGAAGATACCACAAACTGTTACAGGTTTAATGACGGCTCAACAGGTCAAAGATGAATTAGGGATTAAAACAAAGACTTTGAAGCGTTGGGAGAGTGCTGGTTTAAAACGCTACCAGGCACCGCTAGAGGATACACGTAAAGTCTTTTACAAAGTTAATGATATTTTAGTGTTTTTGGGAGTGGAAAATGGCAAAAACTAAAGTTTATTTTTGGTTAAAAGTCGATAAGAAGTTTTTCGATAATCTTTTCATTAAGCGGTTAAAGCAGACACCAGGTGGCTATACCATGATTGTGATCTATATCCGTTTAATGCTTGAGAGTTTAGAAGATGATTGTATTTTGTACTATGAGGGCTATTTTGATAATTTAGTGCAGGAATTGGCTCTAAAGTTAGATGTTACTGAAGATGATATTAACATGACGATGGCCTATTTTACAAAATGCGGACTAATTCAAATAGATGGGGATGGTCACGCTACACTATCACAAGCTAAAGCAATGGTAGAAAGTGAAACGAACTGGGCAAAATATAAGCGTAGAAAGCGTGAAAAGGTATCTGAATCAAAAAAATTGGACAATGTCCAACAGTTGTCCAACTCATGTCCAGCAGAGATAGAGTTAGAGAAAGATTTAGATAAAGAAAATATATTGTCAGGTAAACCTGACTATGTTTTCCCTGATTGGTTAGATGAAACAGCTATTAAGACATTAGAGAAAACAAAGAATAAAGAACTTTGGATACCTATTGCTTATCTTAATCAGATAGCTGAAAAGCGTTATAAATTTATTGATAAGACAAAGAAACTATTAACGGCACGTTTTAAGGAGGGATACACTCTTGAAGACTTTAAGCAGGTAATCGATGTGAAAACAGCAGAATGGAAAGATAACCCGAATTTTTCCAAGTATTTAAGACCTGAAACGCTTTTCGGATCTAAGTTTGATAGTTATCTTAACCAGAAATCTAAGCATATAGGAGCCGATTCTGAAGATAACTTTCCAGTTTTACCATTTTAAGGGGTGATACCATGGAACAAAAGTTTAAGGAATTTAATAATAAAAAAATCATTGATAAGGTTTGCGAAACTCACCAGGTTAATTATTGGCAAATCTCAACACCGATTAGAGGAAGTTTGGAAAGAAGACTACAGGAATTTTGTCCTGAATGTGCTAGAGAAGGTATTCAACAGAAAGAACAAGAATTCATAAAGGAGCAAGTTAACAAGCAAGCATATATTAAGACCTATGATGTACTTATGCGTGATAGCCTGATCCCTTCAGAATTGAGAGGAGCAACATTTGAAAACTTTGTAGTCAGTATAGCAGAAGAACAACAGATGTTAGATTTTGCTAAAGGACAAGTTAAGAAGTATCTAAACGGTATGACAGGAAATACTCTAATAACTGGTAATACAGGTATAGGAAAAAGCCATTTATCCCTTGCTATGGCCAAGGCAATAAATGAGGGATTCAAAGCTAAGAATGCCCCTAAAAGTGTTTTATTTATTAGTTTAACTGAAATTATCAAGAAGATAAAAGAGGGGTGGAATTATGAAAGAAATGCAAGCCTAACAGAATATGAAGCCGTTGAAAGACTGACTAGCGTTGATTTTCTGATTATTGACGATTTAGGGGCGAAAAATGCGACCATCAGTCCTAAAAGTGATTGGGAGCAAGATTTTCTATTTGACATTATTAATAATCGAGAAACAACGATTTTTAATACTAATTTAGATAGCAACGAGATTAGGACAGTTTACAACGATAGAAATTCCAGCCGTATTTTGAAAGGACTAGAGGGAAATTCATTTAAGGCTTTCAGTATCAAAGATAAGCGATACACCATAAATAAACTAAAAGGAGAAGGTAGATGAATGACGGAAAATTAAAAGAATTATTGTTCCAGGGTTTTGTATTGTACTCAAAAAATGGTATAATAGAGATAGAGAAAATCCCTGATTTTGGGGAAATTACTCTAACCTATCAAGATGGAAAATTTTCCGTTTTGACGAAAAAAGAAACTAAAAAATAAGTCTATTGAGAACAACTCAGGGGCGTACCGTTAAGCATTTATTGCTTTTTGGTACGTCCCTTTTTGTATCTTGGAAAGGAGGTAAAAACTATGAATGAAAATGAAGAACTTAATTATTTAACAAGTGATAGATTCTTGTTGAATCCTGAAATGCGTAGAAAGATGGTTTCTAAGTGTCAAAGGGAGTCAAATTCTCTTGAGAAAAGAAAGCAAGAAATCTTAGAAAGGTTTGGTTTCAATAGTGAAGAACCAGAAACTAGAACAAATGATACTGAAAGCAAGGAGAGTTTTACAAGATAAACTAATAGCCCCAAATTTCAGAAAAAATTACAAGCAGAAAGCAAGCATAAAACAATAAAGGAGAAAATATGTTAACCAGCGATTTAGCAAATGAAATCACCAGGGCGTTGCAAGAATATTCGTCTGAAGTTGAAGATAAGATAGACTTAATTGCTGAAGAAGTAGTAACTGAAGCGGTGCATGAGTTAAAAGCTACTAGTCCGAAAAGATTTGGAAAATATGCCAAGAATTGGCGTTTCAAGAAAAATTCTAAAGGGTCATATGTAATTCATAATGCAGATCCAACATATAGATTAACTCACTTGTTAGAAAATGGTCACGTTTTAAGAAATGGAGGACGAAGCAAAGCTATTCCCCATATTAAACCTGTTGAGGAAAAAGTGAAAGAACAATTTGAAAAAAAGTAAAAATATCGGTAGATAAAGGAGAATAAAAAATGACATTAACACTCACACGAAAAAAGGAAAATCTCGCTAACTATATTCGTAGTTTTGGAAGTAATACGACAGGACTTAGTTTCCTTGGAAAGCAAGTTATTATAGAAAAACCTATTGTAGATAGCTATAAAGAATTAGACCAACCTAAAGAGTTGGTAGATCTTGTTCAAACAATTGAAGTTAATACACAGGGTGGGGAATATGAAGAAAGTGATTTTGATAGTGAAACACTTGAGGAGATTAAACCTGGACTAGAGAAGCTTCCTAAAATTGATAAGGATATTAATAGAGTTAATTTTTTGATAAGAACGTTTAGTGGTAACATTGATTTTTCAAAAGAACAACTAGATGATGGACAATACAATATAAATGATTTTCTTGGTAAAAAGATTTTAAAACTTGAACGTAAAACACGTAATAAAGAAATTGGAAAAGTTCTTAAAACAGCAACACAGAAAACAGCTTCATCTATCGATGATCTAAAGGACATTATTAGTCTACTTAATCCAGAACGAAATATTACAATAGTTGTTTCTCAGTCATTGTTTAATGTATTGGAAAAGGTAAAAGCTGGCTCAGGCAAACCACTATTGAAAGTTGATAAACTAACGGGAACAACAAAAACATTTTACATTAATAATTTTCTCGTGGTTTCTGATAACATTTTAGGAAATAAAGGCGATAAGTTAGCATTTATCGGAGATCTAGAAAAATTTGTAACCTTGTTTGATAGAATGAAGCCAACTATTCAATGGAGTTTTATTCCGGAATCATTTAGTCATCGTTTGATTCTATTTACTCGCTTTGATGTGAAAAATGTAGAAGCAGATTGTGGTTATTTAGTTACTTGGAACTAGAAGAAAGGAAAAATATGGTAGTAGATTTAGCAAAATATCCTCTTGAAGAGCTTCATCAAAAGTTTGAGGAAATAAATAAAAATCGAGAAGTGTTTAAAAGGTTTGAGCAGACAATTTTAGAGAAGAAGGCTCATCTGCAGAAAACTCAAGAAGTTAATTTAGATAACCTGGAAGAGATATTAGAGAAATCTAAACAGTTACCTACTGAGGGAATTGACATCTTGAACGATCAGCTAAAAAGAGTTTCTACTGAGTTTTATGACGAACTGCATTCTTTACAGTCCCATGTGCCCTGGTATATTCATTTTGAAACTCGTAGACAAATTAGAAAAAATGGTCTTGAAAAGAAGTATCGTAAAATCTTACAGTCAATTGTATCAAACTTTGAAGAGTTGACGGAAATTCAGTCTCAAGTACAAAAAATAAATGATCATATAGCTTTAGAGCTTTCTAAAAAATATGACTTATCAGGTTGTCGAACGGAAACAGAACTTTATAGGATCACACCGTTCTTCAGAACATATCACGGAGAAATAAACTTACCTATGGAACTAAAAGAAGTAAAAATTTTCTAAAGGATAAATAAGATCTAGGTAGTGTTATTAGGGCGCTTAATGACACTATCTTTTCTAGTTTTATTAGTTTCACATAATGAGTAATGTATAAACTAAAACACGATAGGGAAAGTAAACCTATATATAGCAAGGAGTTTCATAAAAGACTGAGTTTAACAGAATGTAAGATATGATAAACTCGGCTTACTATTTCTCCTATTATTTAGCTTGTCAAATTGAAACAACGTCAAACTAAAAATACAAATTTGTTTTAATTTTAGAAGAGGTACTGATAGATGGTCAGCTTTAGTAAAAGGAAATTAGATTCTATTGACGTAGAGTTGCAGTGGTATAGAACAATTGATAACCGTATATATTCAAGAAGACAGGAGTTGATACATAATAAGAAGTACGGATATGAAAAACAAATAAAAGGCAAAGGGAACAAAACAAATAGCCCAACAGAAAATACAATAATTAGACTTGAAGAAGATGTTACACTTAGATATTTAGAAGGATTCAAGTTACTCGTGGAAACTTTAATGAATGAGTTGATTGATACTGATTTAATAATATTTAAAATGAGGTTTCTAAAAGAGGGTATGACCTGGGACGATGTTGCTTTTGAATTAAATAGATCTATTCGTGATATAAATAAGCGGAGAAAGATAATTGCTGAAAAATTTGTAGAACTAAAAGGATATTGA